TTATAAATCATCGTGCTCCCATAAACCAAGCTTTCCCTTCGCTGGAATAAATTCATCCAGCAATCGCATATCCTTCACTTCCCAAGCATAGCCGCCGACTCGAAAGTCACCTAAATAATAATCATTGCCTGATACGACTTGCCCATCTTCCAGTATTGCTGACGTTCCACTGTTTTCCATTACCTTTAAACAATTTTCAAGATTACATATTGCAATGATCAAGCCAGTAGGAAGTTTTTCCTTTGAGTATCCATGTTTACCGAGCAGCAGCTGGATGGTATCATGGCTGCTAGCCTCCTTATCCATTTTTTTACTCGTGTGAATCGCCAGTGTCCCTCTATAACTTGTTCTCCATGATCTTGTCTCATATTTGGCCTCCCTATGGACAAAAAGGCTTGCCCAAGGCTGAATCATTGATAAAACCTTCATTAAGCCCGCCTCCCCTCTGACTTTATTCTTTAAGAGTTTATTTTTTCTATAGAGTGTCCAGATAGAAAAATATTATGAGGAGTTTAACCAATCCACCAGATAAATAAAACATCTAACTCATTTAATGCTAATAAATTGTTAATCTTCCTGATTTTAGTTTTACTAAATCGTTGAAATATTAATTCGATTGTCAAAATAAAAACCACCTCCCTTGTTCATTTTTCAACAAGAAAAGGTGGTTGTTGTTATTTTCATAAGAAATAAACCAGACTGACATGAAAATAGTGATGAATGTTTAACCTTATACGATATCTAAACAAATGAAGAATAGATTAAAACAGCAAAAATTCCGTTCAAACCCTTACGCAGCAGGGACTTATTTATCCTGCTGCTTGTTCATTTGTGCCATCATTTGATTAATTTTCTTTTGTGATGGTTTCATTCCCATTTGCATCATCATCATACGCAGCATTGATACAGTGAGGTTTAGCCATCTAAGAAAATGCCTTATTCTATTATTGGAAAATATACCATGAGTTTAGCATCCATGTAAACAATTAATAGTTAATTCTCTTCAAAAGTGATTAAATTTCCTAACTTGCTACACGTTCAGCCGTAAGGATTAATAAGCCCCTCTTTGTGTTATTCACATTGTTTATTTTGTATGTATCGCCTGTTGGGCTGATTTCAGCATTGAGAATAAACTTTTCACGGTTTACTTCATTATCCTGCACAGTTACATAAATTTCATTATCCAGTACACGTAACTGTGTACCGTCATCAATAGATGATTTCTTATTGTCAATGATAGCCGGAATAAAAATAGGTTCACCTATAACAGTTTCCATAACTGGCCTACCGTCTTCGTCATACATTGGGTTCCCGCTTGCATCTAATTTTTGCCTAGTTATAGTTTCTCCTGCCACTTCAATCATAAAATTACAGTGACGAATAAGCGTCTTATATTTACAATGACGTTTAATATTTGTTTCAGTTAAAGACAAATATGACCCCTGCTCATAAATAATTAAATCCCCTTGTGACACAAGAAATTCAGTATGTAAATGACGTTCTTCATTTTCGGATAATGGAGGATTCGTAATAATGGCACGTTGATCTATTCCATTAACCTGAATTGTATCAGATAAGCCCTCAAATAAAAATGTCGTATCAAATTGCATTGCTGCACCTCCTTAGTTATCAAATAGCATGAACACACTTGATTCATTAGCCGATTGGATATTTTGTTTCATCGTTCTTACTTTCCGTTCCAACTGGTCAATACGTGACTGAATACTGTCAGCAAAATCTGACACCGTCATATCATCTAATTTGACTGATTTCATGAGCGTTGGATTATTGGCAACGGATTCTAATATAGATAATGCTGCTTGATAAATTTGAACTTTATTTGATTCATTATAAGGCATATATTCAACAGTAGGATTCAGCCCCACTTCTTCAAGGTAAATAGATAGTTCATTTTGTGATAAGATGATACCTTTCGTTTCCAGTTCTATGCGTTGTATATTGTTCAATTAAATCATTCCTTTCTAAATTTGAGCATAAAAAATACACCCTCAATTGAAGGGTGTTAAAGTTCGTGTCTAAAAGTATTATTGTTTTTACACTTTGGACAATTAACTGTCGCTTCTATTAAACCCTTATCAACGAAAGAAACTTTTATTTCTTTCATATCAGTAAATCTCACACTTGGTGGATTTCCATTAAAAATATTCCCGTTCCATCTAATTAATGAGTCACAATTAAAACATTCATGACTTCCTTGAATTTGTTTCATTTTTTCCACCTCCCTTATGCCTACTCAATTCGACACAGAAAAGGATAATCCTTCTAAAAATGATAGTTATTTCTATCAATTTTGAATGGTCACTAATATTCCATCTTCAAAATACAAATATTGATAATTAGGATATACCCACTGTTCTCCAGTACCGTTTGCGGAAACTGTTCGGTTAATATCTTTAGGTTTGCCCCATCTTTCTAAAACTTCGGCTTGTGTCATGCCTATATAAACTTTCTTTGCTTCCTGTTCCGTAATTTCTTTTTCAGTTTCTTCTATCTTCCATTCTTCTTGCATTTTTTTAAACCGATCTTCTGCAATAGCAGTTTTAATTTCTGAAATTCTATCAACTTCTTGTTGTAGATATTCCAATTCAGAAGGATTTACTGTATTTCCCTCTGAATCTTTAATGTAGATGACTTCATGTATTTTCAAGTAATCATTTAAAAGGATTAAGCCATTTGCATAGCCAATAAAGTGACACGGAGTAGATGTATCATATTTATCTGCTGGCGCTTCACTGCATAGAAATTTATATGGGATTTCTTTTTCTTCAAATTCTTGTATAAAATTCGTTTCATAATCCCCTTTTTTTAGTCCTTCTAAATTTGATAATACTTCAACGGTATAATTGTTTTCTTCAATAACCTTAATTATATTGTACTGTGTTTCAGCAAGAGTTATTCCTTCTGGAATAACTACATCGGGTTGCTCCCTTAATTCTTGTAATTCCAATTCTTCTTTAAAAACTTCTGTTTCAGTTGAAATATCATTTTCTTCAACTTGTTCCTTACTTTCTACTTCAATTGCTTTATCATTTGAGCAGCCAATTAAAGATAGGGAGGACAGCAGTAGATATGATATTGATCTCTTTAACATTAATTCCCCTCCTTTTGTCTACTATTTTCGATACAAGGAAAGGGAATCCTTCAAATAATGAAATTATCTCCTTTTATTATTCACTTTTTTCGCTTGTCTTCTTTCAAATACTTTTTTAATTTCTAGATTTGCTTTTTCTTTCTGTTCTTCTTTGATTTTTTCAATTCTGTAAGAAATGTAATCAAAGAGCAAGATAGATTTCAATGCTGCTTCTTGGCTAACAGGCCCTTTATATCCTCCATGTGCAAATCCATGTCTACTTACATCTGTTTCAATCTTTCTACCATGCGCAAATTTAACTAAAACTACTGTATCGTAGTATTTGTATATTTGATCGTCAAAAGAGAAATTTGATGTTTCTCTATTCAACAAATTTTTTAAAAAGATTTCATTTACTATCCCACTTGTTTGTCCTCTGTAACCAAAACCATCGGCAAGAACACCTTCGGATTGTCCTAAAATTACTGCTGGGATAACCTCATACATGCCCAGATTATATGCTTTGATTACATTTCTCAGTGTAGGGAGACGATCCTGTAAGAATATTCTTTCCTCCCACTCCACTCCCATCTCTTGAATCCTTTTACTGTCATAGAATCTAACCATAAATTCATTTATATACTCTTCTACTACTGTACGGTCACTTCGACATTGTTGAGCAATCATTCTCATTTGTTTTATACTAAGGGAAGTATGAGGGGGATAATTCATCTTAACCATTTCCACTTTAAAAACTCTTAAGTCTTCCTCTGTTTCTGCTATACTTCTTTGTATATTGTCATATTCCTCTAAAATTTCTATTGGTTTAATGAATTGATTTAATGCACTGTCTACGAGGTCAATTGTCGTTTGGATTTCTATCGGTTTAATAAGTTGATTTAATGCACTATCTAACAGGTCGCTTGTCGCTTGAATTTGTTTAAGTATCTCAGCAGTATCAGAAAATATTTCTGTTTCATCGCTCATTTAAAGTTTCCTCTCGTGAAAATACTAATTTATCTAATTTCTCCATATCCATCTCTCTTTCATTTTCTATAATTATACAATATAATTAATAAGAGGGGGAATTGGAAATGATTGAAATAGCCGGTGTCTTTTCAGTAAAAGTAGAAGTTGATTATCACGACTATGAACAAACAGTTCATTCAGCATTGCAGCCACATATTGAATCTGGCCTAGTGGTTAAAATCTTAAAGATTTCAAGACCATCTTTAGGATTCAATAATGAGTTGACCTCTATTGCTGATTGTATTTACAAACTTACTTTGGAAGAGGTAGAACACTTTACAGCCGATAGTGATTATTTAGGAATTGTATCAGATACATTAAGATCACGAATTAGTTGGCGCGTATTTTCTCCCACTGTTTATACTTCCAATAAAATAGAAAAAGAGGAAGAGAAAATAAAGCACATCAGCAATTATTATGAAGCCATCATTGATGAGTACGATAATGACTAATTTTTTTCGTGGGTGTGTAAAATGAGATGTTAGGTGATCTATTTTCCAATTAGGGGTATCGTATCGCTCTGTATCATTCATTATTCTGTATAATATATTCACATGTACATATCAATCGACTTCCTAGAACATACATTATGTAAACTTATAATGATCATGATCCCTTGATATATAAGCGTTTATCGCCTATTCATCGACTTATGATAATTACCCGACCACCTATATTTTTCACAAACTTTATGCAATATAACTTAATAACATTGATATATAGCCATTTACCAATGTATATTGATTGTGAATTAAAATGCAGTCAGTCATTCATAAATTGGAATAAAATCGAGTTTTTATCTGAATGACTGCATAAACGATAACTGGTAGATTGACGCTTCATACGGACAGGAATTCCAAATATGATACGCTACTGTCTACCACGGACAACGTTTAGACCACTAATTTAAAAATGAATGACCGTCCATATATAACAGGTGCGAAAACTTTGATATATTATCAACAAGTATCATCCCATATATATCAACGGTTCATCCCGAATTATCCTTTACCTCACTAAAGTGTTAAAGTATTGCATTCTCACTTGTTTCCTGTTTCTCACTATTTCTCACATTATCCCCACTCAATCTATCCATCTCCATCCGAACATCACTCACATATGGACTATTTTCAAGCACAGTTTCCAATGATACACTTCCAATTTCCTTCAACGTTTTCAGATTCTCAATAATCTCTTTATCATTACTTGGCATCGCATACTGGAACGTTACATCCAACGTATCAAATTCATCATCGCTCAACTTAATTCCCTTATACTCTAACAATGTTCTGATTTTCTCAAAACGTTGCTCCATACCTTCACGCACATATTGTTCATTGATACCTGCTTTAATCGAAGCCAACTGATACAGTAACTTAATACTGACCTCTGACAAGTTGCTAATGTCCGTCTTATTCATTGATACGGCAGGCGTACTTGAAATATCCAATAATGCTTGCTGCAATGTCTTATACACCGATTCAAATGACTGATAATCCAATTGATTGCTGACCATTTTAAAATCATTGCCATCATCTAACTGTAAGCCACCACCTACTACATCTTTAGGTAATCCCTCACCTTTTAACTGTTGACCAACAATGACTGGAATAGGATTATGATGTTTATAAAAACTGTCCGTAAACTTACTTAATAAATCTTCCATGTTGTCCAGTAGTCCTATCCAATCCTGTAACTCACTGCGTCCTTCTAACTCTGACCATTCACCTGCATTAACATAAGCAACAGGCAAGCCACTAAGGTTAGCATGACGGCTAATCATTCTCATCTCTCCACCTGCATTGTCATACTTAGTTACAACATCATCCTCAAATACTGTATAGTATTCAATGCCGTCACTAACGAATGCCTGAACAAAAGCAATCATATCTCCTTCTTCATTATATAAAGGAAAGCCCTGATCCCCTTCAATCAACTTACTCTTAACCTGTCCAGCGTCCACGTACACATACTCATACACTTCACCGTACTTCAACAGACGGTCAATAATCTTCATGTTCATTCGGTCATACTTTGCTTTACGCTGTACCTTTTGGTATTCCTTTACTACACGCTGATTACCTGTTAATGTGACAGGGTTCTGTAATAGATATGCCTTCTGGAATGACAACAATGTCTTAGCATATTGCAATACAATCTTACGTGGGGTAAAATCTTTGCCATTATATTTATACGACTGCCGTTGTAATATCTTATGATGACCTTCAAGGTAATTCTTTAACTCATAGATTTCATTTACCTTTGTTTGGTTATGTACTTCCTGAACGTATTCAATAAACCAATAAGGCGCACCATCGTATTTATCTTTAATGTATTTCTCTAATTTATTCATATTAAATCCCCTTTCATTAAATATCAACATAGTATTTACATTGCTTCATTGCCTGGACTGCCATAGCCGTTGCAATAACTAAATCATCGTGCATACCTTTCCCACGCTTATTACCTGTTTTGCCGTTCTGCTCCTGAAAGATTTTCATTTCTTCTAACGTTTGGAAGCACTCTATATTAATCAGCCCACACTCAAAGTTTTCCTTCATATCAGATACGATGATACTTTTCGTTTGATTAGTGGTCATGAAGCCCAATTGCAATTTCTTTTTTCCTTTTTGATCGAATATCTTCTGCTTCAATAAATTCAAATAGCCATATTCTTTCCTCAATCGTTCCAGTAATGGAGTACCGTAACTATTACGCTCAACGCAAATGTACGCATAATTAAAAAACCTGCCTAAATCATTCACCACACTGGCAAATTCATAGACAGGTATCTCATTACTATAAAAGGATGCCATTTGCTGGCCTTCCTTATTGTAAATTGCAATTGTACTATTATCATTATCTCCACCTGAACCACTGGAAACGTCCACGCCACCGTAATGTTTAACGCCCTTTTTAGGTAAGTGATAAATGAATAATGACTTGTTTAAGTATTTATGTAATGTAGACGGTAGTTCATCCTGAACCTCTGTATAAGGTAAAGGCTGCACAATATGATTCAATCGTTCAACAATCATGCGTGTATCAAATACAGATTTATTTGTGGTAAGGAAGGCTTCATCAGGTGTAGTAGGAAATTCACGCTGAAACTTCTCTAAACTGTTTGTTTCTATGTAATACCGTCTGAACATTAACTGACGATAATTAGCACCGTATTTGTCCCTTAACTCTATTTCATCCTTTTCTAAATGTTTAGGCTGCATCCTATCGCCTTTATTATGTAATTTGAAATGAGTTTCTGCTTCATCAAATGAGTGACGGAATTGCTTTGCATATGCCTTAGCCAGCCATGAATAGAAGAAGGGTTTCCATGTTGATTGTCCTCGGTATGCCTTCATAAAAATATCTTGATACAAGTTGATTCCCATTGCCGTTGATTCGATAATAATTTTACTGTTTGGATTCTTAGCCAATGCAGGAATAGCCGTGGCAATAATTTCATCTTGGGCTTCATCAGGATATTTTGCCATCTCTGATAAATGAATTAACTCAAAAGTATTACCTGAAATTGAATCCTCTCCACCGGCTGTTGCAACTTGAATCCCACTTCCATTGCTCATATACAATCCGTCACGATTATTCATTTCTAACTTAGGAAACAGGTTAGGATACCTTTCATGTGGCAATGACTTGTACATCTTCTTAATTCTTTTCAATAGTTGCTGCGTTACCTTGTTATGATGTGTCATTATCAAATAGTTTGTATCCGGTTTTGTTACGGCTGAATACAACATATAAGCCAATGACCAAGTAGTAAAGCCGATCTGTCTGCCTTTTAAGATGATATTATATTTCCCCATATTCTTAGTGAAATTTTCTTGTTCATGATTTAACACAAAAGGTACAGTATCACCGTTATTGTCGATAATCTTAACAAAATTCTTTGCAAATAATCGGAAATCACCCAAAACCTTATCCAATGCTGATTGTTTCGTTTTAACTGCCATAGCCTAACACCTCACGATAAATCCAAGTCATCAAATTCATCAGGTTCATCTTCTTTTTCAGTGACCTCGACTTGTTTCTTTTTCTTCTTGCTACCTAATGCTCCTTCTGCCACTTTTGCATTGTCACGAATTTCTTTCTGCAATGATAAGAAAGTTTTAATCGCTTTATCATCACCCTGTTTGGCTTGCTCAATGACAATATTGTAAATTTCCATGAAGTCATCTGATACTTTACTTGCCATGTACAACATGAGAAGTGATTTATATTCATCAGTACGCTCCCAAGCATAGAAACTATTCATACTTTTCAAATGACAAGATTTCATTAATTCATCTTCTGATTTAACTGGTACAGATTGGTCGTATCGGACATCAGGAAACTTAAACTTAAAGTATTCTGCCTTCTTCCAGTGAATATTTCTTAATGCTTCATAGATTGTCATTTTCAGCACCTCCAATTAATCGTTTACGTTCTTCATCGAGTTCTAACATTCTTTGAATAATCTCATTCATACGGTCAAGATTTTCCTGTTTACGCTCATTCAAATATTTCATAATCACCAAACTGTCATGTACTTTCTGTTGTGATTCCTGAATTGATTTAATATTTTCGCTTAGATTTAACATCTGAATATCCCCTTTGATTTTAATTTTTTGAAAAATCCAATATGTAACCTATTTGACCATTCTTTAATACAGTTATAGATACAATTGATTAATATTAATAAATGAATAATTAACCGTATAAATAATACGTATTAAAGATTAGTCATATAAGTAACATATTGAAATTTCTAAGATTCGTCATAGGTATGACTGTCTTATAGATTAGTCATATAGGTAACATATTGGATTTATTAATAAGGTAAGTCCTCCAAAGCAACATACGCTTTCTTTTTCTTATTCTTTTCTTCCTGTTCCTTCTTTTCTTTCTCTAAGATTTCCTCATACTTTTTCCGGTCAATATATTTAATTTTTTCGTACTCGGTATCTCCATTATCATTGAAGTATTCCCAATCATTTATTATGTAAGAGTTTGGCATCCTGTCTTCCTCCTTCAATCCAACAGCAAAGAAACTTTGATTATGGATAACTTGAATCATTCTGTGTCTTTTTAAAGCATCTAGTGTATTGACAAGATTCCCACGGCTAAAACCTAAGTCATTACATAATTGTGTTAATGCCACTCTATATCCATTAGGAAAACGGTCATTCATCATTTTCAAATAGGAGTATAGATAGAATCCATCACATTCAATATCTTTGTGTTCCATGCAAAATAAAAACACTTCAAAAGGAATGAGTGTCGTGTTCTCAACCTCATAGAATGTGCCATCTCGATAATCTTCTTCCTGATAAGTTTCAATCCATTCAGGGTCTTTAATATGCCGATTAAAGGCAAGGACAGGCTTTTTAATTTTGTAGGAGTTAGCAAAACCTTTTACGTAGTCAGCCATATCAGGGTAATATTCATAGTATTCAAAGTCCAGCCCTTCTTGATGACCATACATATCTTTAAAGTTACCTGCCAATACAGGAATATCCCGTGTCGTTTCTGTATATTTCATTTGGTCAAGTACACCGTTATCTTTCATGATGTAACTTAATCGTCTGTTTTCAGGTGAAAATCCTAATACGTCTACCATATCTTTTGTGGTAATATTCGTTTTCATATCACCGTATTTTGCATTTCTATAAAGATAATTGATTAAGTAATAGTATGAGAAAGTGAATGGACGATGACCCTTCTTAATACGTTCGTCTCGAATATCCGTAAAGATTTCATTAGGCATAAAGATTTTACTTTCTCGGTCATTGTAGTTAAGAAATTGTTTGATATTTTTCATTTAGATTTTCTCCTTTGATTTTCATTTAGATTTTCATGGAATAGAAAAAGAGGACTAAAATTAGCCCTCTTGTTTTGCTGCTTTATATTCGTTAATTGCTGATTGTAATTCATCAGATTTAACGTACATCGTAAACATTTTATTGTTCTGTGGGTTAATGGCTTTCGTGATGTAACTAATTCCTTTATATTTCAGAAATGCTGAAAGTTTATAGTTGTACACGAAGAAGAAATCTTTATCAGTCATAGTACTGTACCTCCTTATTTAATTTACTGCTGTATACTTGAATTCGTATTTTCCGGTCAGGGCAAAACTAATAAGTCCATCAATTTCACCTTTCGACTTTGTATGAGCCACATGGCCTTTACCGGATTCAAATTTATTTTTTAATGTGAATTTCTGTGTAGGCAATTCCAATGGAATACCAAAAGCCACCGATAATTTATCTAGTGGCAGTAACGTTGTAAGATAACCTTCATTATTCACAACAATATTTGTTTTTGTCTTATAGTCCTGTTGGAGTTTCACAAAATCAGATTTCTGTTTGTGTTCCAATAAATCAATTAACTCCTCAAAGCCCATTTCTTTAAGATATTTATTATGTACTCTTTTAAATCTTGAATCGTAATGACCAAGAAACCCTGAATCAATGCACAGTAGTAACATTTTCCCTTCTTCTGTATCAGGTAATTTTAAACCATAATATGACCACATCATCAATGCTGTACTTCCAGCATACTTGTCAAAATAATTTCTACTAGAAATGTTATTGATTGCATTAATATTTGCAGTCTTAGGATTCACATAGTCATCAGGATTAATTCTGATAACGTGATTGCACCAAGATGAACCTTTATGTAATGCAAGGTCAATACCAATGGCTTTCTTCTCATTAGTACGATCTGCCACGTATAATTTATTGAAATCGTAAAAGTAATTGATTTCATTACCTTTAACAAACTTTTCAATAGCACATCCCAGAAGTGAATCCAAATCACCTTGTAAAATTGTTGTATTTTTATACTGCTCCATATCTGCACACCATTTAGGGAATTTCTCTTTTAATTCTTTCTTCATAATTTTAGTGAAAGTTGTAACTCTCCCACTAATCTTCCTTTGAAACACCTTTCAAAAATCCTACTTGCAACGATCAACAAACATACAGTTGACCACTTTCCTCCTTGTTAAAACCACATGGAATATTTTTCAGTTGATTTCAGTTTCCTTATTTTTAAAATCAACCTACTGTCCACATCGCTACAAGGAAGAAGTGGTGTAAACGAATCCAAACACCCTCACAATTCACCTCCACATTTTATTTTTGAATTTAATTTTTCTCTATGTATTCTCTATACTTCTGTATCTTTTTCTCTGACATAATTGCAACGCCTGTCTCATACTTGCTGATTAAAGATTGTGAACAACCTATATATTTTGCAAGGTCAATCATACGAATTTTCTTTTGTCTACGTAGTAAGAAATATTCTTGTTTCTGACTATTCATTTGAATCCTCCTTGTTACAAAATATGAATAAAAAAGAGAAGGACATTTCTGTCCCTCTCTCATTCATTGATTATGCTTGTGGCACTGTTAATACTGCTACTGCTTTAGGTGTACCTACTTTAAGAGTTGCTTCAGCAACAATTTGTCCTTTAGTTGAATCACCAGATTTAGCAAGTGGTTCAAAGTGTGGCGCACGTAAGTAAGCAAGATCCACATAAGCATCATTAAAGAAAATCGCTTTATCAGCCGGTACATGCTTAGACAGCACGAAGTTTACACGTCCATAGTTAGTGTTGATTGAATCAACTAATAGACCGAAATCAGTTGTAACGTGCTGGTAGCCGTATTTATCTGCATAGATTCCGTCAATTGCTTCTTTAACATCTGCATTTACGAAACAATATACAGTACCCTCGGATAGATTCTGATTCCATAGGTTACGCATTGCTTGTTTGATTAGTGTTTCTGATACAGCACCACCAACAGCATTGGCTGCGTCTGCTTGGTTAATCAAACCTGCCATTTGACGTTTGAAAGGAGTAGTAGAGCCGTCTGCTTTAGTACCAAGCAAGAACTTCTTCTCCATATTCACTTTTAGTTCCAATAGACGGTCATTTACCTCTGCGGCAAATTGTGTAGATTTCATTGCTTCTGCTGTACCTGAAATTGAAACACCAACTTTGAAGATTTCCAAAATATTTGATAATTCAGCACGAGCAGATTCAAAGAAAGTAATATCATCTGAACCTTCTACCGCAGAAATGTCATCTAGTGTATTAAGCGTCTTTGCTTTCCAAGTATATACAGTGCTAAGTGCCTTTTCGATATTACCTTTTGCCATAAGCATAGATGTAAACGGAGTTGATTCGATGCCTACAAGAGCGATCTCTTTCGATAGTGAAATTTGTTCAGTAGTTGTAAAAGTATTTGATTTAAACATTATTATTTATCCCCTTTATAATTTTTTAGTTTTTATGTATTCCGGTTATTACTTAAATAAATTGGCTAACTTTGTTGAGATCATGGCTTTCGTGTCTTTCTTTGATTCAGCAATCGAGTACTCGTCTTGCTTGGTATTATCTGCTGGTACGTAGCCCATATTGACCTTAATCTCATTTACAATTTTGTTTAGAGTGTCAATCTTAGTACTAAGATCAGTACTATCCTTAACACTAATTACATCAGTAAATGCTTCAAGTCCATTTTCACGTAAAGTTAAACTAATTTCTTTCTGAAAAAGTTCCTGTGCTTTTGCTTCATTTGCTACTTCTGACTCTGATTTTTCAACAGGAAGTTTACCTTTCACTTCTTCCAATTCAGCCACCAAAGAATCATAATCGGCTTTTGCTACTGTTTCTGTTACTTCTTCCTGAACAACTTCTTGATTTTCCTGTGACATATAAATGTCCCTCCTTTAGAATTTTTGCCTGCCGATAAACTCGAAACTTAATTCGTTCAATCTACCGGCAGGTATTTAAGCAAAATAAAAACACCCACATTTTATAGGCGTTTGCTTGCTTTCTAATATTATGGTCATACCTTTGTAACCCTCTTTGTTAATTACGCTTATTCGAGCCATTAGAGGGCTTATACGCCATTCATCGTTTTTAGTCGATTTTTCTATTGTAGTAATCATAAATACAGGATTGAAATTTGGTTCAAGTGTTATCCCCTTCTTTCAATTAGAATTTACTGTACATGGCTAATTGCTTAGAAAAATGAATATAAAAACGGACATAAACTATTCCCCTTTGGCCTTGATCTCAGCAATGTCTTTTTCAAGTGACTGTAACGATGATACAATCTTTTCATTTGTCTCATTCTGTTTCTCAATTTGAACCATTAAACGATTTTCACGCTCTTTACTTTCAGTCATCACATACCTTAACAAGTATACAAACAGCACAATAAATATGGCTGGCTGCGCCCACATTTCAGGCGGTATCTGTGTGAAGTCCATTCTTAGACCTCCTATCTGTTCAATTTTATTACCTACAAATTATGAATAAAAAAATAGAGTGAGCATAGAACCCGCCCGATAAAATGTGGAAGTCAATTGTGATTGACTTCAATTGGAGTTTTAATACTAGCAAGCGTAATAGTGTAGTACGCCTGATTAACACAATTATAACTAAAAATTATTATTGGAGTTTGAAGGTATTATGAGAACCTTCATTCAATGTCTATCCTGTGATAGGCGCTCAATGAAAATTATCATTTCTTCTTCCATATATAATTTTAGACCCAACGTGCTGAAAACGTTGATGTAGCAATGGTTTCAGCGTTTTTCGAAACGGTAGTATTTCAACTCAGAAAAATCATCACTCACGAATGCTTACTATGTATGGTTTTATCCATACTGATAAATAAACCCCTAAACCCTTAACATTTTGCTTTTCTTCCTTTGTAGAGAATCCATGAAAAGTGATACAAACGTTGTTATAGCAAGGTTTCTAAGGCGTGATGTAAATCTGTAATCATTAAAACCTTATTAAATCAACGTTAAAACCATTTTCTATTTATACACGTTCACTCTTCTACCATTAACAACAAACATAATCGGAATTGCCACAAACCCTTGCGTATCAAGGGTTTCAGCCGTTTTAAAAATGTTTACATTCCTCTATGCTTTCTTCCTTTAACGGTTATCCAACTTTTTCATCAAAAAGTACCTATAAACGTTGATATAATAGTGTTTTGACGATTATCAGTAATTTCAAATATTGAGTCAATGTACTTGTATCAAGTGTTGAAGACGTATTAAAACTTGGACATTTCTGTACCTAGCGTTATCCATACTGATAAATACCATTTGTCCACATTTTCTTCCTTTGTAGAGAATCCATGAAAAGTGATACAAACGTTGTTATAGCAAGGTTTCTAAGGCGTGATGTAATTCTGTAATTATCAAAACCTTATTAAATCAACGTTAAAACGATTTAATTTTCGCTACCATTTCTCTACCATTAACAACAAGCAGAAACAGAATCGCTACAAACCCTTATGTGTCAAGGGTTACAGCGTTTTTCTAAACTTGGACATTTCTATTCTTCCTTTAGAGGATATTAAGAAATTGACCTTTCCCATATACCCCTAAACCTTATTATACCAACGTTTAAGGTCATTGTTTCTTGTCCCTAAATTCGTTCTATTATTATAAAACTTAATAGTATCAAGGCGAAAACAGTTTTAATTTTGTTACCTTCTTAATATACCCTATATAGGTATTTTGTTGTTGATATGCCTAGTGTTACTCATACTGATAAATATCATCCTAAACCATGTGGACATTTTCGCCCTCCCTATTGGGAACAATTTAAACGTTGATCTGACAGGCTTAAATCCACTTTTTCTGACAAGAATTTGTTCAAAATGGACGTTTTTTTATTTTAGATAATTGTGCAGCCATAGCGATTGAAATGACAGGGTTATTCTATTCTGATAAATAAGTTCTAAATGGTTAGATATTGCCCTTCCCTAATAGACGATTATCTCAATTCTCCAAACCATTGATAAATCAACGTTTATTCTCTAAAATAAATTTCAATTTATACACTTATGCGGAATTTTTGCGATTTTTTTCTTTTTCTTCCTTTAACGGTGATCGAGCAAACGTCTTTTTTCGTATACCCCCTGCACCTCTAAAACCCAATAGTACCAACCTATTCAACATTCACATTTTGGAATGACAGCAAAAAACGACTTTCAAATATCGGCTTGACCTTATTGGAATGCGGGTTGAAGCCACTTTATTTTGGTAGCAACAATTACATACCCTATATAGGTATATTAATCAACTCTTTATACTTGTAAATTAGTTTTTCTTCCTTTAGAGGACATTAAGCAATCAACCATAAAAAGTCCTGAAAACGTTGATATATCAAGGTTTCTGATATTTTTCAGTAGTCCTATTTTTAAAAAATGCTTATGTATTAAGGGTTTAGGAATGGTTCAATTGTCCACGTTTTTTACTCTCTACCATTAACAACAAGCAGAAAGCCAAAGTATCAGAAGTGTTGGTATGTCTAGTGTTATCAAGGGTTTCTATTTAGGTAGCATGGATTTCTATTTCAAACAATTATCTATAACTAGTAAATTTTGAAGTGACCTTAAAATGCTTTATCCTCAACGTTTATTGCTACTCTTCGACAACCGAGAATATCGAACATTTTATTATCCAATTCCCTTGACTTTATGTTTTACGCCCTTCACTATTGGTTGAGCGTCATGGACAACGGCTTGGTTGCATAGTTGTTGCCTATTGTCAGATGAATAAAAAAAAACAATCAAATGACAGTAGGCAACGATACTATTGTATATCGGTCTATGGAATCCGTATTGTATAGCCCTTGTTTGTCGGGGAATATTCTTCCCACCAATCCTACTGTTTTCAGATAGCCCTGAACAGTGGTATGCGAATTGGCTTGTGAGTATATCTACTCCTATCCTTCCTTCGATCAGCACTTAATGGCAGCCCTCTCCATTCAGATACTGGACTAAACAAGGAAAGTCCGTCTGTATCCTATCCCCTTTTATTTGCGTTGGCAGGGTCATTACCTGACGATGTTTATTTATAGTCGATTTATCGGCAACCTCGACTGAAATACCCTTCCTATTGTATTAAGGAAAAACCCTTATACACCAATGGTTCAAAGGGGATGATTTTACAAAATACATCAAAATCACTAAAAAAGACAATAGGAAACTAAGCCCCTTGCATTATATTTTTAAAAATTTTATAATGGGGACACAAGGTATTTCATTATTTAGTTGTATGGCTATGGCTAAATAAAACCGGAAGGGATGATGTTAGCGCATCATCCTTCTTTTTTTATACTCTTTTTTTGTTTATGTTCATTAAGGGGCTGTTTATCTTCGCTTGTTCCCCTAATTTTTCGTCTGTCAGCGACTGCAAATACGTTTGGGTGACCGTGAGTGAAGAATGCCCTAGTAAACGTGATAGTGAGTAAATATCGCATCCATTTAACAGTGTAGTTAAAGCAAAGTAATGGCGGAACATATGAGGACTTATCCTTTTTTTATTCACGTCTGCTCTCTTGCCTGCTTCTTTAACAATATTGTCTAGTGACAAATGTGCCAACCCCTGCAATTTATAAGAAAGAAAATATGTGTCCTCGCTAAGCAACTTGTTTTCTACAAATTCCTTTCTAATCCGCTCATATTTGATGAGTATCTTCTTCAATGCCGGACTGATGAAGGCAACACGATCTTTGCTCCCTTTACCATGAATTAAAATTGTTGTCTCTCCTACATTTTTGAAAGGCAATGTACGTATCTCCATTGCTCTAAGCCCGCAATCAGCCATCATTGCAATAATCGCTTTATTTCTTGCTTCATTGTAGGAAGAATAATCAAAGGCGTTTATCATCTTATAGACCTCATTTTCATTAAATCCTTCTAGAACCTTCATAGGCACTTTTGGCAACTCAACTTTCTTCATTGGACTTTCCTTCAAATATTCTTCTTGAACGCACCAGTTGAAGAATGCCATTATTGCTTTTGCCATCGTTTGAATTGACTGCGGCATAAGCCCCCTTTGTTGTTTGTATCGGATATAAGCCCTCAAATCATCCGTATGAACACTTTCTAGTTGGTCAATACCACGCTTTGTTTTCAGAAACAAAAGCACCTGTTTATACTCTTGGCGCTTATTCTTCATGGTTTTAGGTGAATAACCCTTAGCAACACAGTGAAAGTCATACTCCTTAAAAACATCCTCTAGGAACAC